GATTGCTTCTTATCGGTAGATCTAGAAAAGGGCCCGCAATGAAACCTGTAAAGGTTAACAGCTTGGAAAACTTTATCGAAGTTTTTGGAACTCCAATGGACGGCGTTAAAGCTTCTGACCCGTGGCGACAAGGAAACACTGGTGCAGCTTCTTATGCTGGATATGCCGCTCAAGCTTATCTTGCTTCTGGAGTTGGTCCGGTTAAGTTCATTCGACTTGGAGGTCTCCACAACGACACAGAGTTGGCTGGATGGAAGGTAAATCAAGCAACCTTGACAAATACTATTACCGCTGCTCAACACTCTGGGGCATTTGGTTTATTTGTTGCTCCTTCTGGCGCTGCTGGTGCATCGTTGACTGGTACTCTTGCTGCTGTGTTTTACTCTAATCAAAATCAGTTTGGATTGTCTGGTAAAGTATACGCAGACAACGTAGAAGTGGAAGCTTCCGCGAGTACTTTCATTGTTGGTCCAGGTGGACAATTTACACTAAACATCTCAAACTCTTCTGGAGATCAGGACTACACTTTCAACTTCAACAAGAATAGTCCAAACTTCATCAGAAACATGTTCAACACAGATCCGACTCAATATGACGCATCTGCTCCATCATACTTCTTGGGAGAGACATTCGAATCTCAAGTGAATGATTTGTCTTCTACAGACAAGATTGGATTTATCGCAGCTCTTTCTAAAGCAAACGAGCCAGCCAATAGTGACTGGGTAACATTCGAATCTGAGTTGACCAACTCTAAGACTGGTTGGTTTACCGGTGTTTCTCCAACGAACAAAAAACTCTTCCGAATCGCAGCTATCGACGATGGCGCCCAATTCCAAAGAGAATACTACATTGTAATCAAAGATTTAAGCGAAGCAAGTGTCTCGAAAAAAGATGCCACATTCACGATTGAAGTTCGCAAATACTCCAACCCAAACACTTACGTCGAGAAGTTCGCAAACCTTACTCTTAACCCAGACTCTCCTAACTTTATCTCAAAGAAGATTGGAGACTTCCATCAATATTGGGAAGAAGGAACAGGCGGAAACCCTGGTAAGTTTGTGGTTGATATCAAAAAGATGAATCCAAATAACTCAAACTTAATCAGAGTTGAACTTGCAGAGACCTCTACTCTTTCTCCATCTGATCTTCCTGTTGGATTTGTCGGACCTCTTAAGAAAGACGATATCATCTTTGATGATACTTCATCGGCAGACTCGACTGGTTCGATCTATGGTAAGAACTTTGTGCCTAATGGGAATTCAACTCTTCTCGTATCTGGCTCTGCTGCTGGTAACGACTACACATTTGTAGATCCTACCCACCTTCTTACAACTACTGGAACCTACCTAGGCACTAGAGACTATCCAGCCGGTCAGATTCACGGTTTAAGATTCAAAGTCAGTAATGGTCTTGATGAAACAATCGGAGATGTTGGTCTTCTTAGAAGTGCAACAAGTTTCGAAATGCACCTAAATGAATCTGCTGACGTAGACACTGCATCATACTTCTTCTCGTTGGAACTAATGCAATCATCGTCTACTTCTACAACGTCGTTCTATTTTGATCCTGATCAGACCAGCTCCAACATTGGAAACATTAGCGAGATCATCAAAAAAGGAATCAAGCAGTTTGCTGCTCCTTTCTTCGGCGGTTTTGACGGAGTAAACCAATTGCTAAACAACCCATTCAACGAAGCTCGCTTGAATGAAGACAAATACGAAAGACACTCTGTTTTCCAAACTCTTGAAATGATCGAAGACCGAGACATCATCCGTTACGACCTTGTGTCCATGCCTGGTGTTACAAACGAACGTATCATCGGAGATCTGTTGCGACAAACTGAAGAGCGTGGCGATGCTTTGGCCATCATCGATTTGGATGGTATCTATCAGTCTCCAGAAGATTATGGCGATACTAACGGTAACGATTTGGATATCGACAAAGTAATCACGACCATCAACGACATGGCTTTGAACACTTCTTATGGTGCGACTTACTACCCTAACGTTCGCCTCAGAGACACTTTAAATGGAAACGGGTCTGTTCTATTGGCTCCTCCTTCTGTAGCTGCTATCGGCGCTATTGCGAAGTCTGAGAGTGATACTCAACCATGGTTTGCTCCTGCAGGATTCCAACGTGGTGGACTTAATCCTCTTGGTGGAACTGGTGGGCCAACTGTTCTTGGTTCAGCTGAGCACTTGACGAAGTCTGACCGTGATAAGCTTTACGAAGTAAACGTCAACCCAATCGCTCGCTTCCCTGCAACAGGCGACACAGTAGTGTTTGGACAAAAGACCCTTCAACAAGATGCATCTGCTCTTGATCGAATCAACGTTCGTCGCTTGATGAACTATCTCAAGAGAGAAATCGGAGATATCGCTGATACAATCTTGTTCGATCAAAACGTACAAGCAACTTGGAACCGCTTCAAGTCTCGCGCAGAAGAAGTTCTTTCTCAGGTTCGCTCAGATTACGGTATCACAGAATACAAACTCGTTCTCGACGAAACAACAACCACGCCAGACTTGCAAGATAGAAACATCTTGTATGCAAAGGTGTTCGTCAAGCCTGCCCGCGCTATCGAGTTCATCGCAGTTGACTTTGTTATCACTCAAAGTGGCGTAGAATTTTAATAGACACTAATTACAGATAAATAGGAGAATCTAAATCATGTCATTTTGGACCGAAAACACAACAGAACCTAAAAGAAATTTTAGATGGAGAGTAACTCTTGGCGGTGCATTCGCAGCATCAGCATCAGGCGGTATCGTATGGTGGGCAAAAACAGTAGACACTCCAAGCTTTACAGTTACCGACGTAACTCACTCATTCTTCGACAATGAATATAAGTTTCCCGGACGTGTTCAATGGCAAGATGTTAACATGACTTTGGTTGACCCAATTTCTCCTAACGCCGTTCAGATGACCAACCAAATCATCTTGAACTCAGGCTACAGCGTCAAAGGCTCTCAAGAGTTCGGACAAAACCCAACCTCAATCACAAAGGTTGGAGCTAACTCTGCTATGGGCAACGTTCTTATCGAGATCCTTAAGGGTGACGGAACTCCAGTTGAAACTTGGACTCTTAACAATCCATTCATTACTTCTGTTAAGTTCTCGACTCTTGACTACACCAATGACGACATGAGAACAATCGACTTGACTCTTAAGTATGACTGGGCAAACTGCTTGCACCCAGACAACAAGTTCGGAGATCAAATCCAATTCCCTAAACCTGGTGAACAATAAGGAGTCTAAATGACCTTTTGGAACGTCAGCGGAGAAAAAGCCCTCCAACCAAAGCGCAACTATCGTTTTAGATTTTCAGACAGTGATAGTACAGCATGGTGGTGGGCTAAAACCGTTGACAAGCCATCATTCGACGTTTCCAGCAACGAGTACCAACTTATCAACCATAAGTTCAAGTATCCCGGAATCGCAACATGGAAACCGATATCACTTACAGTTGTCGATGTTGGTTTAACAATCGACTCTTTGTATAAAGAATTGTTATCAATGGGATATCAGGATCCTAGCGCAGGGGCGATGACGGGCTTAGCTAAAGACTACAAAGGACTGCTGAATCGAGTGACCATCGAACAACTTGAGGGTACTGCGGGAGTAGTTGTCGAAGAATGGATTCTACATGGAGCTTTCATTACATCGCTCTCAATGTCGAAACTTGATTATAGCAGTGATGACTTATCTGAGATAACAATTGAAATATCATATGATTATGCTAAACTTCGAAACATCAACCAAATAGGGCAAGATGAAGGTACAGCGGCTGCTGATGCAGCGATTGGTAGTTTTTTCGATAACTTTGATTAATATACTGGAGGTATAATGGGAAGAAATTCCGACCGTCTTGGAATAGACAATAAACCAGAGCACTCAGATGCTCCACCAACAATGAGTCCATTAAACTTTGTGGCTCCCACAGAACTCGTTGACCTTCCATCAAAAGGAATGGGATATCCAGAGAATCATCCTCTCAACGGAAAAGAGTATATCGAGATTAGATACATGACGGCAAAGGATGAAGATACCTTGTCCAACCAATCTCTTCTAAAGAAAGGAATCGCACTCGAGAGAGTATTGGAAAACATCATTATAGACGCCAATATTAGCCCTCTAAGCCTTCTTGTGTGTGACCGCAACGCAATAGTCATCCAAGCTCGTGCAACGGCTTACGGAGCGGATTACGACGCCGTGGTAAGTTGCCCCAAATGCGCGACAAAGAATCAAATGTCCTTTGACTTAAGAACTCCAAAGATCGAAGGAGGTCTCAAGGAAGGCAATGCTGACGTAAAGTACATCGGCGATGGGCTGTTCGAAACAAAGATGCCCGGTACAAAGTTCACCGTGAGGTTCAGACTCGCAAATGGCGAAGACGAGAACAGAATCATGGAGATGGCGATTGCTGGTAAGACGGTTGACTTTGGAGCCGTTGAACAATACAAGAAGATGATCAAATCTGTTGAAGGATTTACAGAAGAAGAGGTCATCCACTCTTACGTTGACAACATGATCGTCACAGATGCGTCGCATTTAAAGAAGTGCCTTAAGGATTGCACAACAAGCATTAGAATCTCCGAGACTCTTACATGCAAGAATTGCTCAAACGAGCAGGAGGTCGACGTTCCATTTGGAACGGACTTTTTTTGGCCTAACCTCTAAGTTCATGGAGGGTGTCTATGAACAGTTCTTCATTCTAAAGCATTTTGGAGGCTGGTCATTGACCGAAGCATACAGTCTTCCAGTTGGTTTGAGAAGCTGGTTTGTTGAGAGGCTCAAAAAGCAGTTTGAAGAAGAAGCAAAAGAGATAAAGAAAGCCCAGAAGAAACGATGAGTCTTTTGGGTTTTTGTTTATTGAGCTAATTAGGAAATAACGAGGGACAATACATGGCCGAACCATCAATTGAAGAAATACTGAAAGCTATCGAGAAGGCGTCAAAGGACAACCCAACTGCTTTTAAAAGATTGCAGACTGCTTTGCAGGTGAAAGCGGATGAAGGCGTAGCCAAAGTTAGGACCGGGAGTCTCGAGGATATACAGAAAGAAATAGAGCTTGAGATGGAAAGGACAAGAATCCTCAAAGAAAATGCTCAAGTTATGAATAGAATTTCTGATTTCAAAAAAGAAGAAGCCAAAGAGGCTCAGCTGGCTCTAGAGTTGGAAATACAGAAAAAATTGAATAGCGATGAAGTTTTGGAAGACGCCAAAGAAGACTATGAACTTCTTTTAGCGCGAGTAAAGTCAGGAAAAGAATTAGGGGAAGACCTAAGTCACATTGCCGACCTACTTGAAAACAGCATTGTAAAATCATATAAAGAGATAGTACCTGACCAAACAGAGATTAATGAGCTTTCAAGGGATACGGCAAGAAATATCGAAGATCAAGTGAACGCCATGGGTAGTCTTGTAGGGCTAACAAACAAACTGAACACTTCCAAGATTGGAAAAATGAACAAGATGATGAAGACTCTCACGGGGAAAGAGGGAACCGCAGCTAAAAAGGAACTGTCCAGACAACTCTCGGAAATGTTCTCGCTTCAAAACATTGCGATGAATATATTTGACGGAATCTTCAACCAATCAATGAAGGTACTAAAATCTTTTGACGATGCAACAGCAAACCTTGCGAAGACAACCGGAACCGTTGGAAAGTTCAACGACGTTCTGTATGATGCTCAAAGAGCAGGAAACCTTCTTGGTGTTACAATGGAAAACGTTGGCTCAGCAATCGCCGCGTTGAATGCTGGGACTTCAGAATTCGCAAAACTAAACAAACAGACACAAACTCAACTTGCGATCGCCACATCGCAGTTCGAGAAACTTGGAGTGTCTGGTCAAGATACCGCTGCCTTTATGGAGAATGCATTTAAGATCATGAACATGGGAGCGACCGAAGCAATCAAGGTTCAAAAAGAACTTGCTATGGCTGGTGTTGATTTAGGTATCGGAGCAGACAAGATCGTCAAAGACTTTAACGCTGCTTCAAAGACACTTGCTGTGTATGGTAAAGACTCTGTTAGAATATTTAAAGATCTTGCGGCTCAAGCTAAGGCTGCTGGTGTTGAGGTCTCAACTCTTCTTGGAATTGTTCAAAAGTTCGATACATTCTCAGGTGCGGCAGAAGGTGCAGCGCACTTCAACGCACTATTGGGCACACAGTTGTCGACAACTGAGATGTTGATGATGACGGAAGACGAGAGAATGAAAACTCTAGTGGAGCAAGTCCAAGCACAAGGCGTTGCCTTTGGAGACATGGATAGGTACACACAGAAAGCAATTGCGGCAGCTGCTGGTATTAGCGACATGAACGAGGCAAACAGAATCTTCTCGATGAGCCTTGCTGATTATGAAGCGAATGCTGCTCAAATGGAAGAGAATGCTGCTGCTCAAGCAAAGTTCGATGAAGCAGTTCAAGCAACCGTTCCGACAATGAACAAGTTTAAGAACCTCGCGACAGAAATGATTGTGATGGTACAACCAGCTTTAGAGTTTTTAGGTGAACTTGCCGATGATTTAACAAACTTTTTCCAAGGACTCAGTAAAGAAACAAAAGAGGTTGTTGGAACTTTCGCTCTGTTCACAGCTGGTATACTCACTATAGCTCCGTTGTTCGCCGTTGGTGGAGGACTTATGGCTGGACTAGCTGCCGTTGGACCTGCGATTGCTGGTATTGGAACTGGTATTGCGACTGCAGTTGCTGCTATATCCGGCGTTACAATGACTGGTGTTGGAGCAGCTGTGCTTGGTACTCTAATCGCAGCAGGTGGCGGGATAGCAGCAACCATGGCTGCAATAGCTGCTAGCAAAGCCGATATAGCCGAATCAAATGCAGAGATGATGAGTCAAGGGTCCGAGACAATCCAGTCAATGGCGGAGATCGGAAGAGCAGATTTCTCAGGAATCGCAGTAAAATTCAAAGGAGTTGTTGACGAACTTAACTCTATGAGCACAGACGTCAAAGTCACATCAATGATGCAGAACCTGTCTTTGATTAGCGCTGGAACAGCGATAGACATCACTGGTGCGAAGATTCAAGGTTCATCAACAAACATAAGCACTACGGTCAAAAATATGTTCGAGGGCGCAACGATTAGTCTGAAAGCTGGTGGTAGAGAATTCGAAGCATACTTTGAAGAACTAGCAGCAAATGTCGTAGTTAGCAATTCCAAGCAAGTATAGGAGAAATAAATGAGTATAAGTTATATAAAAAACTACGCAACCAACTCTGGTGGCTTAATAAAGATTACCAGCATGGTAGCACAGGCTCAACAGTCTTTTGAATTCTATGCATTTATAACTTCCTTCAGCGACAACATGACTTCGAACTGGAATGAGGAGCAAGTGTACGGGAGACCAGATCCAATTGGAACCTTTCAGAACACCTCTAGAAAAATTTCTTTGGGATTTGATATTCCATCAAAAAACTTATCTGAGGCGAAGAGTCACTTGGACTACATTGCTGGTATAAAAAGATTTATGTACCCCGCTTATTCATCAACGACTACCCCTGCTTCTGATTCTACTCCAGAAGTAACAACAAATGCTCTCTCTCTTGCCAAGTCTCCATTGGTGAGACTGAAGTTTGCTAATTTGATTCAAAACGATAAAGGCGATGGGTTGCTTGGTTGGATAAATTCATTCTCCGCCACACCCGTCATTGATATGGGCATGTTCAATCAAGGTGGAAATCTCTACCCTAAAGTATATAACGCCACAATCGACTTTACACCACAGCACGAGTTTGACTTAGGGTTCAAGTCGACCGATGGCTCAGCAATTACTGGTTCGTTTATATCATTCCCATATGGAGGCTAACAATGTCGAGATTAAAATCAAGAAGAGTCGCAAAAAACAGAAACGAGATGTACGAGAACCTATTCGAAGATAGAGGAGTGAAAGAAATCGAGCAGTATGCCACGCCTGTTTTGAGAAACCCATCCCAAGAAGACATCGATAGAATACCAACCATTGAGTACTTTTGGTCAAATGGCGATAGATTTTGGTTTCTTGCCTCAAAGTACATGGGAGACCAGTCTTTATGGTGGGTTATTGCCAAACTTAACAACAAACCAACAGAGGCTCATTGCGAAGAAGGAGACAGCATCAAGATTCCAACAAACGTTGCAGTTGCGCTTGAGGTGCTAGCATGAGTAGAGACAAGATAGACGATTTAATTAGAGGAAAATACAGCCCAAGAAACATAAACAAGGGTGCTTCCACAATAATAAACAACAACATCCTAAAGCTATTATATAGCCCTGTGTTCAACGACTCTCATTTATCCACAGAGCTAGAAAGTGCTATCGATTCTTACTTGTCTAATGATACTTTGTTTATTTTCGCAGAAAATTTTGATGACGATGAAGGTCCTCAAATCATAATAAGCAAGATACTAGAGACCCACATGGATTCTGCTGCTGGGTTGAGTGATCCAAAGTTAGCTGAATTGTTTTTGAAAACATTTTTCTCTAGTCAGTCAGAGGTGAACTATGCTGCTCCTGCTTCCGCGACAGGAGATCAGATCGTAATCAAAAAAATCAAGCCTCACCACAATACGAAGTTCTATAGCTTCATGACCGATAAAATCAAAGAAGGAATCGAGACAGGTGAATACGGATCGCTTTTCAATGATACTTTCTTATCTAGACTGATTTCAAATGGTTATACATATGAAGGATTCAAGAGAGAAGTTTCAAAAAAGATGAGCAAAGGCTTACGAGACGGTTCTCTAAAGGCAGATGTCTCTTTGTCTAAGGATTTTTTGGGATTAGATGGAGAAGATGGTCCATTAAAGTTTGTATATGAACATCCCACTCGCAACATTAACGGCTCTATAGTTAGATTAAACAAGGAGTTTCCTAGTTTAGGTATATCAAACTCTACAACGATACCCGCTACTAAGATTGAAAAATTTAAAGAAATAACCCAGTGGGAAACTCAATCTGTTATTTTTGGAAAAACAAGCCAACCATCCGGATCATTTTCATTTACAGATGAGCAAATCGATATATTTGCAGATTCCATAGAAGGAAAAGATCTATCCAAGTCTGATTTCAAATATTATACTGGTGAAATCTATGACGAATGGGGAAGAGGTTTTGATGCAGATTACTGGAGAGAGGTTGTTACTTTGTATGGTGAGGCAGGCGAATTTGCCTGGGAAACCATAAAAGAAGAAACTAGCACTTTCGTTTACGGAGCGTTGGGATTATTTGGAATTCAAAGTGCTATATGGGCTCATGCTCTTGTAACCTTTACTTTGGAGCCTTTCGCTCTAACTACTGTTGGTGGAGCAATCACGGCAACATCGGTACCGACTACTGTGGCTGAAGGATTCTGGGCCACCAGAACCGCAACACTAAGAACTGCTGGTCGATGGATAGTCAGCAAGGTCGCTAGTCCAACAATCTGGTTAGTTTTGCTGAATGCGGCGGTTATCGCTGGGATAGGCTATGCTCTGTGGAACGCTGGGTCGGCTACAGCACACAAAGAAAAGCTTGAAAAGAAATTGATTCAACAATATTCAAGTTTTTTAGCTGAGTCTATCATTGCCTTAAGTGAAGGTCGTAGAGTTGGAGAGGCTTTTAGAGATAAAGCGGGAGAAAACAAATTTTTACGAGAAACACTGACTCTATTTGCGATCGACAAAGAAGTGGAGCGGCGCCTTAGAGTTTGGAGTAGATTCTCAATCGAACTAAGCAAAAATGAAAAATTCCTAGACAATTCAAATAGAAACAACATCCTAAGAGCTCTTGCTGGGTCAATCGCAAATGGGTTTGCGAACATAGATCTTCCAGAAATAACAGATTTAAAAGCAGAGCAAATACAAGATCGACAAAAGTTTTATAAACAATGTGCTTTAATAATGAACATGTCTAAGCTCGCACCAGAATACGAAGACCATATTATAAACAGGCAAAAAGACAAAGCCGTAGCTGATGGGCCAGATAGCAATAAGCCATATGGCGGAAGATTCTGGCGCGCCACATCTATTAATAAAGAAAAACTAATCAACAATATTTTCTCATCGGAGCAGTCTCAAGAGTTGTTTGAGATACCTACTCATGTAATGACTCAATTGACTCCAAAGTTTAGATTGTACAAAGTTCTCAATGATAGCTCAGGAAATCTTAAAAGGACGGAATTTGTTTTTCCTATGCATACAGATTTGACAAGAAAAAAGAACTTTACAGACCCACAATCATTGAGACCAGAGACGAAAGTCGAAGGAAGAGTCAAATCATTTCTCGAAGCAGAGTTCGATAAAGGAGATGGAGTTGGCCTTAAAAGTTTTACGCTAGATTTCAATGGTACAAACCCGGCGGAAGCTAGAAACGATGTTAAAGGGTCGATGACTTTGTTTTTCCAAAGTTTTGCAGACTTCATCAGAGAGAGAGTGGATAGTAACGGCAACAAATTCAGCTTTGTTGACCTCATTGTTCAACCGCCACCAGACGATAAAGGCGGGAAAATCGTACAAGGGATACCAAAACACTTCAAAAGACAATACGACCCTTCTTTCTATAGAATAATGGTTGAGATTGGCTACAACGTACCGGAAATACTTGAAGGATATGCTGGTGGCTTGACCAAGGTTCAAAACGCCATCAAAAATATGAACAAGTCTTTCTATCTTTGCATGATTGATCACAGTTTTAATATTAAAAATGATGGTACAGTGGAAGTCAATCTTACATATAGAGCTTATATTGAGACTGCTTTGAAGAGTTTGCAATTCGATGCATTAACAACGCCTGAACTCGCCAAGCAGAGGGTGGAGAATGAAACAAAATTGGCTGAAATGGCTACTTCCGGAAATTGCACAGTTGATCAACTGAAAGATCTGAAGGTCACTATCGCCACTATCGAAGAAGAGATAGTCAAGAACTCTCTTAACTCTATCATGAGAAGAATGCAAAAGAGAGGGAAAGTTTTTACGTGTGAGATAGATGGTAACGATAGAAGACAATTCTTAACAAATGGATATTTCAGAAAATGCGACATAGTATCTGGTGTTAGATTGGATCAGACGGCAAATGCAAACACCGGAGACCTAGGAATAGTACTCAACACAAGATTACCAGATAGAAGTAGCGGATTTGATTTCAACGATGCAGACAAGAACGACACTTTGATTCAATTCTTTTTCTTCGGAGACTTATTGCACACGATCTTGGATGCGCTATATATTGAGGAGGGTAAGAAACTTGCTCGTGGTCTCAAAAACACAATGATAGTCTTAGGTTCTTTTGAATTTGAAGTGTTTCAGAGAGAACAAGGCTTCGACGAAACAGAATTTAACATCTCCCACATACCGATTTCTGTTGAGTTCTTCTCTAGATGGTTTGTCGACAATGTAATTAACCAAAAATCAACAAGACGCTCTTTTCCCATCCTTAACTTTATAAGGTCTCTTTCCAACGCTCTAGTTTCTAATGCATTGCTAGAGTCTTGCGTCAATAGAGACATAGAAGAAAGACTAATGTTTCAGACAGGTCAGTTTTCATCATACTCGCCAAGTGGTTTAGACGTGATTGGTAGTTTGATACGCAACTATAAGGGCCATTCAATATTGGATACAGATGCTCAAAGGAGAACACTGTCTCTTCCTTTAGAAGGAAGTCCACAGGGAGATTCGAAGATAGAAAACTTTTTTCACTACATCGTGTTGAATGCGAATGGCTCAACAAAACAACACAATGGTAAAGGAATATACAAAGACGATATCAACGACGGCGTCTTTCATGTTGAAGTTGGATCGAATCGAGGTCTTGTTAAGACGATAAACTTTTCAAAAACGGACCTCCAATATGTCAGAGAGGCAAGATTCATGAGAAATGGTATTGATGGACTACAGCAATTATCCTCTGTATACTCTGTTTCAATCGATATGTTTGGTAACACTCTATTTTACCCTGGTATGGATGTTTGGCTAAATCCTTACGGTCTCGGAGGCACTGCTCTAGGAAGTCCTACTGAGGGCGGATCGGTCAGATCTCTAGCCAATACTCTTGGGCTTGGAGGATACCATACGATCACAGGAGTATCAACAAGCTTGACTCCATCTGGATTTACTACAAGCATCAAGGCTCAACACTACTATTCTGGCGATGGTAGGCCGATCGCAGCAGCAAACGACAATGGTATTGGTTCAATCAAAGGAACTGATGATCAATTGATTGAAAAACACGGAATATCGGAAGCTGCTCAAGCACAACTCGAAGGCGCAGCGGCATTCTGCGATACTGAGATCATCAACATTCAAGACTTAGGAAGAGATAATGGAGTT